TCCGTACTGGCCTGCGTTCTCACGCATCCAGCGCAGAGCGTCTGGGCGCGGCTTGTAGAAGTCGATCGCGGTGGCGCTGTTGCCGTGATGCTTGCCACGGCCCCACGGCGCCAGAACACCAGGCTTGCCAACCCGAGGATCAAGTCCATGCCGGCGAGCGGCGGCAACCTGTTGGTCCCAACCGCGCCCCGTGTCCGAGATCAAAAGCTGATCACGAAGCTGCGGCGGCATGTTCATCAGCATCTTCGCCAGCGCCATCTTCATCGGGTCGGCAAGGTTGCCGTATCCCTGCCGAGCGTTTGCGTTCAGGTGGCGTGTGATGTCGTAGGGGAGCATCAGTCACGATCCTCCGTTGATCGCTCTGCCATCTCTTCCATGCGTTCCATGTCCAGCTCGAACTTCCGAGTGTATGCCGCCATGTCCATTTCTTGCTTGGCGAGTTGTTGCTGCATGGCGATCGAGTTGGCTTCGATCTCGGCCTGGATTTTCATCATGTCGGCCTGGAGCTGCTGCTGTTTGGCCTGCATGTCCATCTGAGACTTGGCTTGATCGGCCTCTGTCTTCATCTGAAGACCCTGAAGCTTGAGTTTTTCGACCTCTTCCTGCGGGTCAGGCGGTGGCGGCTCAGGCGGTTGTTGAGCCATCTCTTCCATCTCCTGCTTCATCTCGTCGAGGGCGTCTTCCATCGCCCTGGAGCCCTTGAAGCCACGCACACCGAATTCCAGCATGGCGAGCGTCAGCTTCTGCATCGGCGGGCCACCCATCTGAACCAACGGCATCGCGTTGTTCATGAATGTCGCCATGGACTGCAACAGCTCGACGCGGTCCTGCTTCTCTTGGGCGGCGTCCTCGAAGATCGTCGAATCCGTCTCGATGTCGATGTGATAGCTGCGCAGCCGATCGGAGCGCATGATCTCAATGACTTGGTCGATCGTCAGCACGTCCTCGCCCGGTGGCGGTGGCGGCTGTTGGCCGGTCATCATCGCCTGCATCTGCATCTGGGCGTATTGTGCTTGCAGCTCGGCGGCCGACGGCAGTTGCTCGCCGGTCATCTCCATCAAGATGTTAGGCTCGACGTGCTCGGCGATCAGCTCAGCCTTGATCCGCATCGTATCGCGAATCCACCGTTGGACGTCCTGCTGTCTCTCTTTAATACGGGCCGAGCCGTATTGAGCTTTTATTGATTGCGCCGTTGCCGTTTCACTCGCCTGGCTCTGGCCGCGCATGATGTCCGAAATTCCGGTGACTTCATAGATCGTCTCAATGAGCTGCTGACGTTGTGCGTACAAACCCGTGAGCACATCGATGGCGGGTTTCAGGTCTTCCGTCTGGAACGCACCCTGAAACCCGCCGGCCTGAGCAAACGCGGCGAAGTTTTCAATCGGGATGAATTCGTTGTCATTGGCGCGGGCGAGGCGTTTCAGCTCTTTGATCGCTGCATCATAGGCACCACGCCGTTTCAGAGCCTTGGTGAGCCGGCTGATGCGGTCGGTGATCTCGTCGAGGTCGTCGATCTGGTCCTCGTACTCAACGATCGGCGAGCGAGGGACGAAGGTGCAGTTGGTCCAGACGCCTTGGATTGGCTCGGCAAGTGGCCAGAAGTTTTCGAGCTGGTACGGGTCTTCATCGGCGCGCAGGATGTACGGATAGCCCTTGACGACCCACAGGCGCTCCCGCTTGGGCTTGTGCCAGATTTCCCAGACCTCGGCGCGCTTCAGGTCTTCCGGCACGTCCGAGTCACGCTTGTGGCCTTCGAGGTCTGGCGTCCAGTCAAGCGGGATGTCGTCGGCGTTGTCGAAACCCTGATCCCTGAGATCGGCGCGGGTCATGTAGTGGCGGAACCCACACCACCACACGTCAGACCAGCTCTCGGCCTGGCTGTGCAGGAAGTTGCGGTAGTAGACGTGCTCGTCGCGGATCATCTGGCGGACGATGATCTCCTGGCCGTCCATCTCATCGGTTTCGGCCTCGTAGCAGACACGCACGATGCCACGGCCGGCGAGGCACATGTCCTTCACGGCGCGGCGGTTGACCTTGTCGTGCTCGGTGGTGTCTTGCAGGAACGACAGCGCCTTCTCGGTCATGTCGGCGATGGTGCGGGCCGTCTTGTCGTTGGCATCGCTCCAGCGTTGGCGAACGTCTGGCTTGGCCTGCTTGGCGTAAAGCGCGGACATCACCGTCTCGGTGTTGGCGTAGACGATCTGGAACCGCTTGCCGGCGTTCTTGCGGTTGATGTTGATGCGTTCGTTCAGGTAACGCTTCTCGAACTTCTCGGCGGCCTCCCAGAAGTCCCTGTGCTCCTTCTCGGCGATCATGAGCTGTTGCAACCAGAACCGCGACGTGCGTGGCTTGGTTTGCGGGCGCTCGGCGTCCTTGATGTCTTCGGATGGGTTTGTTTTGTCAGCCATCAGGTGCCATCGCTGTTGGGGTCATAGTTTGCGTCTTGGATTTCGATCAACGAGAAACGCCCCGTGACCTCTGCATTAATCACATCGCTCTGAGCGGTGATCTGGAGGACGGAGCCAGGCCCTAGACGCCACGGCTGAGATGGGTGAAGTTCAATCGTATTCTCTATCGCCGTATCAACATTAAATCTCAATATTTCGTATTTTGTGTTTCGTGCGGGATCAAACACCCAGCCTTTGATAGTGATCAAGGGCGTGTTGCCAACACCAATCTTGACGCAGCTGAACCACCCCCAATCAAGCATGGCCTGCGCCTGCGATTGAACGTGATAGATTAGCTGTTGCGTTACAGATTGACCGGCCGGCAATTGCGCAAGCGTAGCGCCGCCGGTTGTCGCCGTGATTGAGATTAAGCCAGCGTTGGTTTGGCCGCTGCCAGATGATAGTACCTGCGCGCGATTGATGCCGAGCCAAGTGCTTGTGGTGACGACGTTTGAGGTGCCATCAAGCGTAATATCTTCAGTCTGAACCTTACGGTTCGCATCAAGACCTGTCACACGGATTGAATGCGCGCCAGTTCCTTCTGGATCGCCGTCGTCTGCTGTGCTGGCAGAGACCACCGTGAGCGTGCTGGCTGTCGTTGGCGGCACATACAAACCACCCGTGATCCATACAGTCTCTTCGGCCGTGTCAACGTCTGAATTGTAGCCAAACTTGTTGTATGTGAAATGACCTTCCCGAAGGCTTTTGGCCACCTCATAGCGGTAGTCGGTCACACGCACCATCGTCGCGTCGTAGTCTTGAGAGACAACGGCATCAATGGGAAGATTGAGGGCGTGACGGTGTCCGAATGCAGCCTGCAAACGCATGTACGACTGCGGTGAGCTTGACGTGTTTGTGTAGGCAATGCGGAAGAATTTGCGGGTCAGCGTGAAGCGGTGCGCTGAGTTTGTGGTGTTGGTTCTATAGTAGCGCGTTAACGAGAAGTCCGCATTGACGCCATCAGGACTGAACTGAACCTGATACGAGCCATCTTGATCCGTGGCGACAGCGACAACAATATCCGCGAATCCTTTGCCATCTTCCCAGCCGCCTGTGAATGTTTCACCTGCGCCAAGCGGCGTAGTTGTGGCGTTAACGTCGCTGTAGGCTTGGATGTTGCCGTGATACAACTGGGAAATGACTAGGCCCTCCTCGCAAAGGCGCCGAACTTCTCATCGGCGGCGATTTGGTAAGCCATGTGTGCGGCGGCTGGGCAGTCAAAATATCCAAGAAACCCTTGCTTCTTGTTCAGCATGATTTGCGCTTGCCATTTACGCTTGCGCTTGTCCCATGTGACACCCTTCAGGAAAGACTTTGCCCTCCTGTTCATATGGTTCTGCGCCACTGTGACTTCACGGAGGTTGTCTATACGATTGTCGTAACGGTCTCCGTTGATATGGTCGATGTCTTTGGTTGGCCAATCGCCATACACATAGAGCCACACCAAGCGGTGCTCATAATAATCAACGCCGTCTACGTTATGCCGACGATATCTTGCTTTTGATCCCTTGCGCGGCCGTCCCGTTGGGACTTTTCGCGCTAGTTCGCCAGTCTCCTGGTCGTAATCAAACAGCTCCCGCAGCCTGTTTCTAGTCAACATAATCGAACTCCTCCTCCATCACCTCATCAAACGTCTTTGGTCTCAGGAGTTCTTCGAGCGGGTCCGGCTTGTCCATTTCTGGGTTGAGCTGGCGCCAACCCATGGCCAAATACCGGAAAGCGTCGGCCGAGTGGCTTGTCCAGTCGTGCAGGGGCTTGTCACGGAACACGCCCTTGTCCTCGACCTTCTCGGCGCGATACTGGCGCAGCGCATCGAGGCCGTAGTCACAGCGTTGGCGATCGAACCAGCAAGAGGGCAGCGTCTCGCGTGTCGCGTTGATGCCGTCTTCGACCTTATGATTAGGCACGAGGCGCGGAGAGAGCCCCAGGGCGCGGAGGGTTTCAACCCTGGTGCGCCCCGTGCCTAATTCCCTGACGCGGGCGTCATGAGGAACCCAGTCGTCGCCGCGCTTGTATCCTTTGCGCTCGATCACTTCCGCGTAGTGTGGGAGACCCTGACCATGCGCTTCGTAGTGGTCCAGGACACGTATTTCCTTGCCGACGACCTGGAAGAACCAAATCGCCGTACTGTCGCCAATCCCCAAATCCCACACGGTATGTACGGGGAGATCAGGATCGGGCCGAAGATCAACGATTCGATTCGCCTCTCCCAGAGCGGCAAGCTGCGGCGCATAGTAGGCGCCCTCGAAGATTTCACGGTATCCGCCTTCCCAGACATGATCGTATATCTCTGGCCTGTCTTTGAGATCGCGCTGCCGGGTGCGTTCGAGGATGTCCGGGAACCACGGGTTGTCGCGCCAATTGATCTCGGTGATCTTGACGAGCGGGTCGGGGCGGCTCTCGCGAAAGCGTCGGTGCGTGCTCGATCGCTTGGACTCGGGGTTCCACGTCACCCACAGCTCGCTGTCTTCTTCACGCAGCGTTGGGATAAGCTTTTGCCAGGCTTCCTCGGTGACGGGCTCGGCCTCGTCCACCCAGCACAACAGTATCCGTGACTTGGATTTGATGCTGTCGATCGAGCGGTCGAGGCCGGTAAAGCTGTAGTGTATGTGTCCGCTGGCGGTGCGGACGTATCGCTCGCCAATGTCAAAGCGTGCTTCGAGCCAAT